CTAACTCTATCATTTTTTTAGTCCTTCTAATTCTCTTTTTAATCTGTTAATTTCTATTTGTCTTTTTCTTAATTCTTTATGTTGTTCCACACATAAGTCTTTATATTTCTTTTTTTCTTTTCTTAAGTAAGTATTATTTCCTTTGATTTCTTTCATTTCTATATCTTGTAATGTTAATAAATGTATTAATCCCTTTTTTGTAATTATATTTCTTAAGAACCATTCCCTGATAATTTCTTTTAATGTTCTAGTTTCTTCTATTTCTTCTTTAGATGTTTCTTCTAATATTTCATCAATTCTTTCACTAACTTTCATTTTTATTTCTCACTTTCATAAATATTATTTTGACTTGTTTGTTGATTAACTTGGTCTGCTCTTATCACTAAAGTATAAGCAAGTGCTAAACATATTAATAATGCTACTGCTAATTGTATTATTTTTTTCATAATTATTCCTCCTTTTTATTCATTTTTTTTAAAACATTTTTCATATATTCTTCTATAAGTGAACTAACTGATTTATTCACCATTATAGAATATAATTTAAATTCCTTATATGTTTCTTCATCTACGTTGAATGTGTGTATTTTTTTCATCTCTTACCTCCTATCTTTAAATCCATTTTATTATATAATTATATAAAAAGCAATAGTTTTTTTGAAAAAAATAAAATTTGACATTTTTAAGTGTAAAAAAAAGACTAATAATTAGTCTTTCTTTATTTTTAAAACAAACTTTTTGCCTTCTTCAGTCCATATTATAATTTCATCATCTTTATATATAACATGATTTATTTGTGGACTTGTTTCTAATATTTTAATGTATTCTTTTGCTGTTAATAAATAATCTCGTATTTTTAAATATTCTTCTATTTCGTGTGAATACATAATTAACCTCTAATCAGTTGTTTTTGTATATTCTATCCATACATAACCTGAATAAGAACTTCTATTACTTGTTGTATGTATTCTTATACTTTGATTATGCCCCGAAAATACATAGTCATAAACAAGACAGTCGTGAATAGATGAAGAATAAGCACTTGATAAAAATACTTGTTCGTTACCGTTTGTTGCATAACCTCTTAATTCAACTACTGTTTCTAGGTTACTAACACCAGAACTTACCCAACTATTAGTTGCATTTGGAAAAGCATTAACTTTATACATCTTTCTATATACAGGTTTTCCAAGCCAAGTTTTATTTGTTTTAACTTCTGTTGTTGAATATTCGTCTGGGAAATCTCCATATACTTCTCCACCTATTTGAAGTAATCCTCCTAGGCTTTCATCATAATCACACATTATACCTACACCATCATCTGCTAATGATATATTAGGTACTGCACTTGACATTGGTGTTAATTGAATTATCTTTGTACTTAATTTATCTGTTATTGTTATTCTAAAGTCATATGAATAATTCAAATTAAATGAATAGTCAGGGTTATCACTTCTTACTGTACCTGTAAAACTAAATGTATTCCCACTAACTGTTGGTGTTATATTAGTTGTACCTGTTATCCAAGTGCTATCGCTTGTCTTTTTAAATTCATATGTTGCTGACTGTATTGCATTGCTTACTTGACCAAAACTTTCATTCCATATTGTTCCTGAATAAGTTAAGACTGCTCCAGTACCAACACCACCATTATTTCTTTCTACCTTTGAACTTGTATCTATTGTTAAATCTTGATAGTTCTTTTCTGCACTTGCTAATTTAGTTACTAATGTTGTATTACCTCTACTATCCACTGCAAATACATTATATACACCGCTTGAAGCATTATTAATTGTTCCATTAACACTTGTGCTATCACTATATGCTATATCTATTGGTGTTCCATTTCCTACTCTAAATTGATACTTACTCATAGTTGCTTGTTTTACTGCTGTTGCTTTATTTATAGTTGATATTGTGACTTTAACATTTGAATAGCCATTTACATTAATGCTACTATTTCCAGTTAATGCTAATGTTGTAGGGTTAACATCTTCAAATTCAAAATCACTAAATACAGGGTTGCCATTTATTATTGTAAATGTTCTTTTAATATATGATAAATAATTTGTATTATTTATTCTTGTTCTAACATAAAACCATACACTTCTACTATTTGAAGTTGTTGTTGCGCTTCTTAATGTGTTTCTTTCTTCTTCAGTTAATGTAAATGTATAACTTGTTCCTGTCTTTGATATATCTCTATATGGTACATCATCTCTTGCTCCAGTTAATGATATACAGGCATCAAGTTTTTGTGCATTAGTTCCTAGAGGGTTACTATATGTTATTGTTGGATTTGCTTCATCATTAAAGTTTGGCGCTGAAGTTATAGTTGCATTTCTAGGAATAGTATCTAATGATACAGTTCTATAACCAGTAGAAGTTTTACCTGCTAGTGATGTTCCAGAAGGCCCTGTTACTGAACCATAAATAGTTACATCTTTTTTACCATTTGCATTATGTAATACTGTATTTGAATAAGTATAAATTAATTGATAATTATTACTTATTGAACCTTGCCAAGTTCCAGTTCCCTGCATACTTGTATCATTAATACAAGCCCAACCACTAAATGTTCCTGTTGTAGTAGAACTATCTGTTCTTTTACCATATACATTTATTGTTATTGTTGAACGGTTTAATGATGATTGTTCTGCTGGTGTAGAACCATTTACTACTGAAGACCACTCAACCTTACATTGTAAAGCACCACTAGGATTACATTCAAAACTACCACTTGCAAATTTTTGTATATCTAATTTAATTCTATTCATAACAACCTCCTATATTTTAGTAAACCAAGTGTGGCTTCCTATCTTTTGTATAAGTACATCACATATTATTGCTTCATCTTTTACTTCAATATAATTAGTTTCAGTACCCTTATTAGTAAACTTTGTTTTTGGGTTAGTCATATCATTCTTTTCATATATTCTTACACCATCTGCATTTGCTTTGAATACAACATTTTCATCATCACTTGAAGTAATTGTTATACCCTTTGATATGTTTACTGTATCAGTTGTTGTTTCATTTTGGTTTTGGCTATATGCTAATTTTACACTACCAGCATTTACCATTAAGTCATAGATTTCGCAACTATCATCAGTATCACTTATAAACTCTACTTTTATATGTTGGTTGCTTACTTCTATTGTTTGAACAAACTCTGTTTCATTATCTTCAGTTAGTTCATATTCTATGTCATTTATTTTTACACTAATTTCTGATAGTGGTATTATTTTTTTATATTTAAAACTTATAGTATAATTTCCATTTGATACATTCTGGTCTTGATATAATGTATTGTTTTGTAATAACAATGCTGAATGATTACTTGAATTATCTTCGCTTATTCTTGATACAATACCATTCCAAAACTCATAAGGATTATTATTATCTCCACTTTCAAACCATAATCCAGTATTTCTAAATATGTTATTACCACCTGCTTCACTAAATGTATTGGTTACACCTGTTTCAGCAGTTTGTATTAACTGATTTACTTGTTCTATTGTATACATATTGCCTGTTTCTGTTTCAAGTGTTTCAGTTCTACTTGTTAAGGCTTCTATTTGACCTTTTTGTTTATCTGCAATGATATATGTTTGATTTACTTTTCTATCAGTTTTATCTGCCTTTTTATAATCAGTTTCACTTTCATTTGGTCTATCTGTGTGTACTATTTCTTCTAATCCTTGTGATATATTAATTTCATCATTAAACATTATACATGAATAAGTTGTATCATCTATTGTTATATTATATTTATCACACACTTCATAATAAGTTATACCTGTGCTTGAAAAATCATTTAAATAATATTCTAGGCCATCAAGTGCTTCTAATATATCAGATAAATATTGGTCTCTATCATTAAAGTTCATAATTTGGTTATCTTTGATTTTTATTTCACACAAGCCATCTTCTTCTACACTTTCTTCATCTCTTAAATATATATTATCTGCTTCACTTGCCCTACTCAATACTATTGAATTTACTGGTCCATATTTTTCTCCAAATTTTACATTTATGTCTTTCAAATATTTTTCATCAATGGTATCTTCGGTATCATTGATATATCTTATTTCTAATTCATCATCTTGTTCATTTATACATATTGTACTTGCAGTTACTTGCGCCAATTCATCAAGTACATCCCTGAATGTGTAATCAAGTGAATTACCTTCATCATCTAAATATAATTCTTTTTGAATTTCTTTATCATAATTGGCAAATGTATCACTTGCATTTTTAAATGTTATGCCAAGAAAAGTACATATTGAATTTATATAACTTCTAATTGTTATTGGATATGTTATGCCCATATTTGCATAATCAACCATTGAATATAACATTTTATCATAGCAAACTAATTTATAACTTAAAGTATCTTCTTGTATTTCACTACTATATACAATATAATTTCCAAGATTAATATAATCAAATTCTCCAAAAGGTTCATATTCAGTAGCAGGGCCTACTTCTATTTGAATACTATTTAATATTTGTTGTTCAGTTAAAGTATCAGATGTACTATAATATGTTATTGCCAAATATTGTGCATTATTTCCTGTATTTATTGTAATATTAGTTGTTGTATTTGTACCTATTACATAATTTATTGCTGGTGTTAAATTAACAGGTATTGTTTCAAATGAACCAACTCTAAAAAAACTAGAGGCAATTTTTGATATTGTATAAATAGTGTTTTCTTTACAATTTATTAGAATTGTTTTTCTATCATTTCTGTCAATTTCCCAATTACCATTTGCATCTATATATTCTATTTTAATATTTGCATTATCTTTATCAAATAAATTCTTACCACTTCTAGTTTTGACACCAAATTGGCAATTTATAGAAGTACCTATTGGTATATTCTCATTACTATCTATATCTAGTTGTTTCATTATAGATTTTAATATACCACCTTCATAATGTGGTGCAACAGAGTTAAGTTTATCTTTGCCTAACTCTATTGTTTCACCATTTAAATTATATGTTATTTTACAATCAATTTGTCTGCCAAATTTATATATCTCGCTTTTATATTCATTTGTTATACTTTTCATTATGACCTCCTACTTACTGATATGAATGATACTTGAAAGCCTTCGTTCTTATGTGAATTTTTTCCAATTATATTCTTGTTTGAAATTTCATAATCACCTGTATAAGTAGTCATAGTATAATTTGCTCTTTTACTTGGGTCATAATAAGTAACTGTTTGTCTTGCACTATCTAATATTGGCACAATTGTTTCTAATTCACTTTTTGATAACTTTCTAAAATGTAATACTAATTTTGGAAATATTCCAAGAAGTGTTCCACTTTGGTCACCATTTAAGTTTCTTCCAGAGTCTGATGCCCACAATTTATTATATTGATATTGTGCTTCAACTAAATATTGCCCCATATTTACTCCATTTATTGTTATACTATTTTTATTTACAAACAATTTAATCCCTCCTAACTATTAAAAGCAAAGTTGCTTTCATTTTGTATTTTTTGTAATTCTCTACTTATGACTCTACCATTCATTGAATTATTTATAACTGCATTGATAGTAATATATTTACCAATTGCTTCACCAAGTAAAGCCATTTGTTGTGCATTAGTTAATGGGATTACACCTTCTTGACCTCTTTCACCAGCAACTGCACTACCAACTGGTACACCTCTTCCAGGTTGATTAATAATACCACCTTTGGCTAATCTTGTTATATGTACTGTGCTTAATTTATTTAGACTAACACCTGGTATTTTATTTATTAAACCAATTACTGAATTTATATCTCTTATAAATTTATTGATAAAATTTTCAATAAAGCCAAAAAGTAAATTGATTGCACCTTTTATAATTGAACTAAATGCTTGTGCTGTTGCACTTGCCATATTTGAAACTGTTGCTTTAATAAAGTTCCATACACTTGTTACTATTGATTTTAAGCCTTCCCATACACCACTAAATATTTTTTTAAGCCCTTCTAATGCTTTCTTCCAATTACCAGTAAATACACCAGTTATAAATTGAATTAGTCCATCAAATATTTTCTTTAATGCTTTTATTTGGCCATCAAATAAATTAAAAATTAATATTAAAATGTTTTCTGCTGTATTGAATATCGCTAAACCAAAAGCACCAAATTTATCATATACATCTTTTCTCTTTTTATCGAACCAACCTATTATTTTTTCTTGAAAGAAACTTTTTATCTTATCCCAATACTTAGTTATTACTCCAACAATTATTACTGCTACTGCTACAATTGCTAATGGTATATTGCCTATTATTATGGCCAAACCTAACAATGCCACACCAATTCCTATTATTACTTTTCCAAAATTTTCAAAGGTTGGGTCTTTCAGATATTTAATCAAATTCATTACAGCATATACAATACCAGCAATTAATACACCAATTCCTAATGCCATTAATAAACTAGCGCCAAGTTTAATGGCTAGTATTGCAGAAGCAATTCCTGCTAATGTTGCTAAAATAATGTCTTTATTTGCAACAATCCATTTTAACCATTCTGGGATTTCTGCTTCTGGTAAATTAAATTCAGGAGTTTTTGCGCCTCCACCTGCGCCTCCACCACCAGATGCAGTATTATCTTGTACAACATTCATTTCATCAAAACTTGCAAGTTGTTTTTTCATCTCTTTTGCAGATTTAGAACCTGATGCTAAATCTTTTGCCATTTTATTTGTTGTTAATTCACCAGCACGAGCATATAAATCAATTCCAAATAATGCTTTCATTAAATAATTCAAATAACTTAGTAATGTTGATACTAGGCTTATTATTCTCAACACCACAGGTTCTAATGCTGTTGCTAATACTAATCTTATATTTGATATTTTATTTGCTAAATCCTCATTATATTCTGATAATGTACTCATTGCTTGTCTTACAAGCATATAAGCACTTCTTATACCAAATACTGCTAATGCCCATTGACCTACTTTTTTTATAAGTCTAGATGTGGAATTACCTGCCTCATCTATTCCTCTTTTTATTTTTGAAAAGTCAGTTGTGTTTATTGACTTTTTATAATCTTCAAACTTTTGTTTTGACTCTTTTAATTTAAAATTGGCTTCTTCAATTTTAGAATTTTGCTGTGCCAATTTATTGTTTACTTCACTTTGTTGTGACTCTAATTCAATTATTTTATTTATTAATTGTTCTTCTTGTTTATCTACTTCTTTAAATGATAATTCAAGTAATTCATCAGACTCTTTTTGAGTTAAATCCATAAGTGATTTGCTATTTAAATATGCAAATCTTTCAGCATCTGCACTTATTTCACCTAATTCTTCTTTAGTTTCTTTTAAACTTCTCTTTACAATGTCTAACTTATCTTTTAATTGATTTGATTTATCAACTTCTACTTTGACATTTAATTCTTTTTTTTCAACATCTCTTTGTAATTTTTGGTACTTTATATCAAACTCGTCAGTATCAAGTTCTGTACCAATTTTTACATATCCATCCATAAAACCATCTCCTTTCTACAAGCCAAGTATTTCGTTTAATTTCCTCATACTTTCTTCTTGTTCTTTTGTTAAATGATTTTCTTTTTTATATTTCTTTAAAGCAACTTGTTCTTTAGCCTTTGCTATTTTTTGTCTTTCTTTTGAGTCTTTTATTTCTGATGCATCAAAGTTTCTTAAGTTTCTTATTCTATTTAAAATACAACAATTACCCAACTCACTATTTGATAGTCCGTTTATTAATTTATTAAATTTGTGCCAATCCATATCGACACTTTCTAAATCAATTTGATAATCACTCATAAAACTGGCTTCTATATAATCCATATCTTCAGTATAGTCCATATCAGGTTGTTCTTTTGTATCAACCACTTCTTGACCACATGATAGGTAATTTAAAATCCATTTAAGCAACTTTTCATAGTGAGTAGGATTATCTAGTCCTTTTTCACCAAACATTGTGCAAATGACTCCTAATGCTCTTTCATAGTCTCCTATTGATGAGTCTGTTGCAATATCATTACATTTTATAGCAGTTCTAAAGTCAACTCTTGCTTCATAGATAGTATCTTCAATTTGTATCTTCTTAATACATGCCATTATTCAATCACTTCTATTTGTTCTTTATTTCTATTTTTTGCTTCACCATATTTCTCTTTTACTTTTTCAGTGATGTCTTTCATATTAACATCTAAATGTGGTGCAATTTGTTTTTCTATTATTTCATCAATTTCTTGCAATGTAGTCCATGTGAATTTTCTACCATTTAGTAGTTTTTCAACTCCTCTTGGACCAAGAAACATATTATATACTTCTATTTCTTTCATAAAAAAATCATTTAATGCTTTGATTTTATCTTCTTCATTTTTACTTAATAATTTTTTACCTTTAACATCTTCTCTTCTATCGATAACCAACATTTGGTTTCTTAAGTTTTCTTTATTCTTTTTATCTTTTTCCATTAGTTCTTGATATCTTAAAGGTAACTCAATATCATCTAATTGAAATTCTAGATACTCCCCTGTATCTTTTCCATCGTATGTTTGTATTCCTAATCTGAATACGCTATCTTTACTTAACTTAATAATATTGTCTGTCATATTATTATCTCCTTTTCTTTTCTAAAATAATTTAAAAAGGGCTGAGCAAATAATATGCCCTTGCCCCTTAAGGTTTATTATAAACTTGTTGTTGGTGTAAATGTTGGTGTAGAACCGCTAAATGTTACAGTTCCTTCAACAGCGTCACCATCATAATATATATCATATTCTATTTCAGCATTTTCACCCATGTAATTAGTAACTGTTATAATTACATCGTTCATTTTTGCTGGATATGTAGTTCCTGTTCCGTTCCATCTATCAATATCAAGCACTTGTGTTTTATAGTTAAGTTTGTCACGTCCTGCATTTATAAATTCAAATACTGGGTCACCTTTATAACATTTTTGTGTAACACTTCCTTGTTTTTGATTTGATGAATGGTCATTTCTAGCATTATCTTCTATAATCCATTTTTCTGTGTCTACTTGTGGATTGAAAGCTATACCATATTCAGTAATACCAACACCTAGTACGTCCCATTTTTTAGTTTGTGCTGATGGTGTAGTATTTAAATAAGTTAAAAATTGACTACGATTAATTTTTTCAATTCCACTTGGTACGAAATCTGCCATTATAATCTTTCCTCCTTATTTATGTTTTTGTTTTCTAGTTCTCTTTTAATAAGAACTAAATCTCTATATTCAAGAGGTTCAATAAAACCTTGTTCATTTAACTTTACAATTTGTTCATAAGTTAAACCAGTAATTTCATCACCAGCAATATAATTGCCAATGTTAGTTGTAAAATCTATTTTTGCTATTACTTTTTTCATTTAAACCTCCCTATATGTTATTTGTATTTGTATATCAAATGTTCCTGTTTTACCATCATCATTACTAATCATAGTTCCACAATTCAAACATTCAATACTTTCGATATTTTCTATTTCAGGCAAAACGCCTTTGTCATTATTAGATTTGATTATACTTTCAAATTCTTCAAAGAACCCTATGTTTTTTAAATTATTAATAGTATCTTGCGAATAAGACTTGCGACTTCTAAATGAATAGACATCTCTACGCTTTATAACACCTATGATCCAACTTTCAACTTCTGTATCAGTAGGTATTTTATCTAAAGAATAATCTCCAACTTTATTACTTAACATATTAGCACTAATTTGATAATTTCTACTTGTAGTAAGAGTATTAATTACACCAAATAAATAATCCCTTAACTTTGATATTCTATAATCCATTATTTACCTCCATGCTTCACATAATCTTGTACTTCTTTAACAACATTCTTCATTTCAGCACTTACCATTCGCTTGTCCCAATAAGGACCAGTTCCTGGTGTAGTATAATTTTTAACTTGATGTGTTCCATCTTCTCTAACACCATAATATTGGTATCTTGCATAATTGCTTTCATAGGTAATACTATCAGGTTGTATATCAACAATAGTTCTTAAATTTCCAGTATCTCCTTGTGGAACATATTTGTCCATATGTTTGTAACAGGTATTTGTAAAAAATTGTTGTACTTTACCATTTATTTCTAAACCTAAACGTGCTTTTATTTCACTTACCGGTTTCATTGAGGAAGCCATACTATTTACCTCCCAAATGTATATGTTGATTATGACCAAAGTTATTATTATTAATGCTTGTTATATTATAAATTAGATAATTATTTAAATCTTCTTGTGTTTCTATATCAATGTCAAGTGTACCTTGCACAATAATATCACCGACTGCAAAATCATTTATATTAAGACCGCTATTTTGATCATAAGGTATACGTACTTCAACGTCATTTGCGTCATTATAACCTTTATTAATACCAGCACCCTTGCCACCAAAGAACCACACTTTATCATAGTTATATCTAGTCCATTTTTCAAAATGTGTCGCTACATCTAATCCGTCTTTATGATAAATAGTTACGCTAGAGTTTATTAGCATTATTCAACACCAATATACATAACGTGTTCTCCATTAACTATAACACCAAGTAAATATGTTTTAATTATATCTTCAACTTCAGAGTTTTTAGATTTAACTACATCACTTACTTCACTTGCACTTATATAACTAATTGAATAACCGTCTGTATTTTCACTTTTTACATTACCACTACTAGCTATGCTATTTGTAGCATTTATAAAGTCACTTATACTATTTATCAAATTATACTCACATAGTTTAACTTCTTGTGGTATATCTTCACTATCTAAATCTTTTATTCTATTGAATGTTCTTATATCAATTTGTCTTCTTGCTTCAAATTCTAATAGATTAAAAGGCTTTTCGCCAATTGCAGAACCACCTAATTCTTGATATTCTGCATATGTTAGGTATTGTCCTTCAAATGTCATAAAAAGCCTCCTTTATATTATAAACTTACTACTGTTCCGTTGTAGATTATTAAATCTGGAGTAACTGCTTTAGTTCCTTTGTATGCAAATAAACCAAATGCTGTTGCGTCAGATAAATCAACTTTAGCTGGATTGTAAATTGAAGTCATTATTGGTTGAGCTACTGCACCTTTAACCATAACTACATAATTAATTCCTTGTGGTAAGAATACATTTGAATAAATACTAACATTGTTGAATGTTCCTTCTTCATAGTTTCTTACTTGTCCTAAATCATTTGAGTTAGATATAGAATTAATTTTGTTTCTTAATTTACCATAGTATGCTGGTGACATAACTACTTCAATCATATTTCTTGGTACACCTTGTACGAAATCATTTTTAGTTGTTTCGATTGTTTGAATAGCTTCTTCTATTTCATCTTCAATTGATGGAGTACCAGTTGGTGTAAATGAAGTACCTTCACTTACTGCTTCAGCAAAGAATTTAGTATCTAATTCTACTGCTAGAGCGTCTTGATGATTTCTAGTTCTTCTTTCAATTAAACCACCAACACCATAAGTTTTAAGGTCTTTTTCTTCAACTTCTTCTAAATATTCAGTGTTATCGTTTATTGAAATTACTACTGGTTCTGCTTTGATATAATCAGCTTTACCTGCTCCTCTTGCAGTTCCATATGCTTTACCTACTTTATTTACAAATCTTTTAGCTTCTACTGTACCAGATGTAGGTTCTCCTGATAAATCAGTATTTTTTAATCTACTTGCTAATGTAATATGTTGTAAGTTTTCAATAACTTTACCATATTCTTCAGCAAGTTTGTCTTTACCTGTTGTTCTTAAATCAATACTTAATGCGTCTAATCTTGCCATTTTAAAATCATTCCTTTCTTTTTACCAAAATGTTGGTATATCTTTTGTATTTGTGTTTTCTTCACTATCGCCCATACTTTCCATATCTTTTTGTTGATTTGGGTTTGTAAAGATATCACTTTTATCTTTAGTTAATTCATCAAATAAATCTTGAATACCCTTACCTTTGTTTTCAGGTTTATTTAATCCTGTTTTAATATCATTTAAAAGACCACTTCTTGCATAGTCGCTAGTAAATGTTTTGCCTTCGAATAAAGCATTGATATTATCAGTTAATATCTTGTCTTCTTCTTCAGCTTTCTTTTTTGCTTCTTGTTCCTTAATTGAAGTTTGCAACTCTTCATATTTAGATTTCCAATCAGCATTGTCTTTAGCACTTTCATTGAACTCATTGATTTTAGTTTCATAAGTAGAAATTTTTTCATTTAATTCTTCTTTATCAGATTTTAATGTTTCAATTTCCTTATCTTTTTTAGCTACTGCTTTACCATATAAAGCCATAACTTTTTCAACTTGTTCTTCTTCTAAAAAGTCTAAATTTTCTCTTTTCATAATTTCCTCCTATCGTTAGTTTTACGTGCCACGAACACGAGAGATTTAATTATAGGAGTTCATCTACCGAACTCTATAATAATTATAGCATAACTTTAAAAAAACGCAAAATTTCAATAAAAAAAGCAAGATTATTTCTTGCTAGTTTTTTTCTTTTTATGTTTAATTTCTTGTGCTTCTTTAACTGCTTGTATTTTTACTTCTTTTGCTACTGGGTCTTTTTCAATTTTAGGTTCAACTTCAATTACTTTAACAACTGCACGTCCAATTGGATTAGCACCTAATAAATAATCAGTTAAATCTTGTGGGCATTCAAATATATCACCAACATATATTCTTCCTTTTGAGTCTACTGATTTTCTTTGAATATTTTGAAGTTCATCAAATCTTTCTAAAGTAAAACCTTCAATTGCTTCTAGTTTTATCATTTTTATTCCTCCTAACTTAATATTTAATAATATTATATCATAGGTATTATCAATGTCGCAACTTTCATCATTTATTGCTATGTAATTACTAGTCATTTCATGTACATTAATATTTTGACCGTTAATACTTCTATACAATTCCCATGTAATAGGTTCTCTACAACATAATCCATCATCTTTCATCTTTTTTACTATATTTATATGTTTTTTAAATAATTTATAATCAACTACCTTAAATGCAAATGGTTCGTCATGTTTTTTTATGTATTTAGGATTTTGATTTTTATAACTGCAAAAAAATAATATACTATCAGTTTTATTTTCTACTATTGTTTTTATAGCATTTTCACTATAATATACATCTCCAAATAAGAAACATATTGGTTCATTTAATAACTCTATTGGAAACGCACTTAACCAATAACCTGTTTTACTTATATAATCCCAGTCATTATGTAATGATTCATATCTAGGTACTCCTAAATTATCAAATTTTTTATCATGAGATGTAATTAAAATATCTTTTATACCATTTTCTTTTAATAATCTAATGGTTCTTTTAATTAATGGTTCATCATTTATTTTGGTTAGTTGTCTAGGTATTTCAAAATCTTTTGATGTTCCATCACTTAATATAACATATTTCATTACCATTGCTTATCACCACCCATGTCTATCTCTTGTTTTGTTTTTATTATTCTTTCTTGCATAAATCTATCTATTTTTGGGTCTTTGCCTTTAACACTTAATGCAAATTGCAATGTATCTGCATAATGTCGAATAGTTGAAGTTCCCCAAACAACCTTTTCACGAATAGTTGTTACTGATTTGTTATTTGACTTATTCCACACATAAATTGGTTCTTTTAATAATTTAAATGAGTTCATATAAAAACAAATCTTGCAATGTTGGTTCTTATCTTCTTTTAATGTGCCTTCGTTATATAGGCATTCTTGCCTTGTGGCGAGACTTTTCTTAATAACCTTACCAACACCACTCCAACCATTAAATGCTTCGTATTTGTCTTGATATTGTGGAATAAAGCAGGGTTTTAGTTCGTTGTTCTTAAATTCTGATAAACCACAAAACAATACATCTGGTTTCGTTTGTAATTTGTTATTTATCTTTTCTAACACACTTTCATCTAATAACCAGTCATCACTATCTACACAAAAGATATAATCAACATCATCAGATAAGTGTAAGTAAGCCTCGTTTCTAGCACCACCATTTAGTCTTTTTTGTTTTAGTTCTATAACTTTATGTGGTGATTTTAATAAACTTTTTGCTATCTTAACACTATTATCTGTACTCATATCATCTACAAATATAATCTCATAATTAGTATATGTTTGATTTAATATACTTATTAAGCATTTTTCTATTGTATGCTCATAATTATAGTTGGGTATTATTATTCCTATCTTATAATCTTTTCTTTCTACATTATCCCAATCTTTATCAATTGGATTTGCTTTCTTAATACACTCTACATTATAATCAGTTAAGTTTATATCTACAAATTCACATCTATCGTATCTTATACAATGCAACCCTATTTTTAATAATTCTTCCAGTGATTCGTTATCAAATAAATAAATATATTCATTCTTATTATCTACAACATTTAAAGAATTTTTATCAACTGCTATTTTCATTTTATCACCTAGAATTATTATAACATATAATTTTAAAATAACAAAAAAGAACATATTTCTATGTTCTATTGGTAGCTACACATACACTCGAACAGGAGAATATGTGTTTTAGTGCCTATTATAAGCACCACATTGAATAGATACAAGTCAGACTTCCCTACTTAAACTATTGCTTTTACATACCTAGTCCCCGCTAGGTATAACTTTATATCTACTCAATGTGCTACTCACAATGAGCAACACTTTATAGCTTCTAACCCAGATAGAAGTATCTGGACAATTAAATTATATCATTTTAATTTACTTTTCGCAACTCATCATCTGCATATTTCCATTTGTAGCCATAAGCAGTAGATATTCTTCCTTTTGCACAAGCAATTATATTACTTCTATTAAAATTAAGTTCTTTTTCGATTTCAGTTATTGAATTATATTTCTTAATAAAATTATTATTTTTGTCGTATTGTTTAATTGATTTTATTATACCTAATCTTGCTTTTTGTGTTCTAGTTCCATAGTTTATATTATATGTATGCTCACACCATTCTAAATTATCAACGCAGTTATTACTAGGATTTTCATCTTTATGGTTAATTTCATTATAATTATTAGGGTTAGATAAAAATGTCATTGCTACTAATCTATGTACTCTAAAATGATGTTTTCTACCATCTTTTGTAAATAAACACACCCTTTTATAATTATGATTACTTTCTTGTTTTAATATTTCTTCTTTATTATGATGTCTATATTTCATGCTTTTTACTCTACCCAAATTAGACACCATGTATCTTCCTTCAAAATTAGGAATATCTTTCCACACTTCTTCTATCATATATAACACCTCCCGAATAAGTGTTAGAGGAAGCAATTCGGGTACTTCCTCTATATATAATTATAACATATTTACTTCATTTTAGCAACATTTACACGACGATAGCCACTAATTTTAGCACGTTCAAGTTTACTTTTTAAACCACTTGTTTTTAATATATCTCTATATTTGCTTGTTAATTGAGTTATTCTACTTTGCATTTCTCCAACTAATTCAACATTATTGCTAGAACGAGCAAGTATTTGAGTATCCTTAGACTTTCTTAATTCTAATTCTATTTTTCGTAACAATTGCTCACCATCATATAAGCTATAATGTTTACCATTGTATTCAAAGCCTTTTTCATTATCTTCATTTATTTTTTGTAATTCTTTTTCACTATATTCTGGCTTACTTACACCAAGTACAATACTAAATATATAATGATAACAATTCATTTCACTAATTGGACGATAGCCATTTTTGCCGTCGTGGTCTAATGTAATTGACTTACCTTTATAATCTTTGGCTATTTGACCGCTATTTAATTTTTCATATTCTTCATTACTAAATTGTCGACCTTGTGCCTCTGTGTGGTCTGGTGCTGGGTTTAAATGCACTGATATTTCAACACCATCGCTATCTATTTCTTCACCAATTATTTTTTGGTTCTCATTATGTAATTCTCTTAATTTACCTTTTAAGTGCATACGTACTGCACTATCTAAACGCATTGACCTACCACTCTCATATTCTATTGTTTTTAATCCACTGCCACCGATATCTTTTAATATCTTACTCATAGCACTGTCAAAACTTTCTTTTCCTTGACTTACATTTAATAATGCTTCATCTAATACTCTATTATATGTTTCTCTTAATCCTACAAATTGTGATCTACCTTTTAAATCTCGTATCGTATAACCTAATACATTTGCCCTTGTAAAATTATACATCTCGTTCTTAACTATGTTAGATAATGCCATTGTTTGCGTTTTTAATGCTATATTATCTTCAAATGGTGTAAATGGTATATTTCTATACTTATAAAACTTTTCAGAGAATAATTGGTCTTTTTTTGCGTACGTTGAAAATATATCATCTATATCTTTAACATTTAAATTAGTATATTTAGATATTTCTTTAATAATATCTTCATATGTTCCGCCATACTTCAATATTTGCACCAATTGTTGTGCTTCTGATGGTGTTAGTTCTCTTATTTTACCAATAGAAGAACCTATCTTCATAAGAAAATAGGTGTTAGCTTCTTCTATTCTTCTAATTAATCTTTCTACTAATAATTCAGCTGTTCTTTCATCTATCATAGGTTATCACCTACTATTCTTGGTTTTCGTTTCTAATTCCTAGCAAATCATCTACATTTGGTTGGCTTTCTGCTATTTCATCGATTGCTTTTTGACTTTCTTCTAATGTTTCATCAGGTTTAAGCCATTGTCTTATTTCGACCTTGCTCATTATTCCTTTGTTTTCAGCCCAAGTCATTTGTGACCATTCTGTTTGTGTATCTTCAAGTAAACTATATGACCAGTCAAAATCTAGTTCATATTCACCTTGTGGTGATAAATTAAATGCGTTTGCAAGCACATTACAAGCGTAGAAGAAATCTTCTAAACCTTTTTCAATGTTGCTTCTCATATCATCACATATTGTAAATGTATCATACATTGACTTTCTTATTTCAGTTGCTGTTGCATTTACGCTGTTTACTTCTGATAATATTCCATAACTTGTTCCTACTTCGTGTTCTAATCTCTTATAAAGTTCTTGTAATCTTGTTGTATAATCTCTAAATTGTGGGTCATATATTTCAAAGAAATCATCTTTACCACTATCTATCTTTTTAAATATTCCATTTTTAGGAAGTCCATCTTTACCATTGAACATAGTTGCATCTGCACCTACGAATGCTTCTTTTAATTCATATTCACGAACTATTTGTTTCATAGTTTCACGAATTTCAAGTATTGTTGCGTCACAACCATATGTAATTGGCACACCATATTTATCATTTGATTTACGATTATTAATTGGTGACTTAATATAACCAAATAAAACTCTGTCAACATTTGTAATAGTTCTAACTTCTTGAATATCTTTCCAGAAATCAGGAGCTGGTATTTGTGTTCCTTTCTCATCACTATATTGTTGTGTAATAACCATATTGCCATTTTGTATTTGATAATTAGTCCAACGGAAGTATGTTTTAGCATTATTATTGCTACCTATTGTTTTCTTTTCAGCAAGCACTGTTGCACCTGTTATTAATTCACCTTCCATTTTATCTATTGTTAATCTATCTTGTGGCACTAAATTATAATAAATCTTGCCACCTTTTACATATGGTACAAGAATAAGACCACCATAACCAAATGCCATTGATACTATTTTCTTTGCTTTCTTCCACATTGACTGACCTGTCATATTAAGTAAATCAACACGTTGATTATCTCCGTCAATATTCATTGTACTATCACTTATTGTATAGTTTGCTAATTTATTACTAAATATAGCATTGAAATTAATATTGTCTATGTTTTCATATGCTTTTGCATATTCACTGTTATCATTTATTTCTTTTTCTGTTGTTTCTGTATTTATCTTGAAAATATTAGTCAAGATATATTGTATTATACTTTTAAACATTGTCCCTCTCCTTTTTTAATCTTGTAATCTTCTGCGATTTATCATATCGTTTATTTGTTTAATAAATCGACACCAACTGTACTCCCAAGCGTCCACAGTATCTATATCTGTTGTAAAATCATCGAGCCTAGTATCTTCTTTTGCATTGTCGTCCCATAATGCACTAGATAAAGCGTCCACAAAGGTTTTACATTCTTCTTCAATATAATATAAAATACCATATGAAATCATTGTTCTTCCACAATCAATTCTGTCATTGATTGGTTCTTTAGTACAACCTCTTACTATTGTGTTCCACCCCTCCTCTTGACATCTTCTTTTAAGACCTCTTATTAATACAACTTCCTCATTATCAGGAAGCATATAGTCTATATCACAATTATACTTGTAAATCATTTTTTTGGCAAATTGTATCTCTAATTCTTCTAAATCATCTGGGTCAATATCTCCCATATGCTTTTCAGAGCCAAGAGTTATAATAGTTTTATAATCACTACTAATACGAGTGCATACAAATGCTTGACCGGATTTAGTTCCACCGTAGTCAATACCAATTACAGTTATGCCGGGTGGTAAATCATAAGTCCCATCTTCCTTACGTTTAGTCCAAGCATATTTAGTTGGTTCATTTGCAAAACGTGTATAAATAAGACCTTCGGCATTACACCATTGACCGAGTATATAACGATTATAATAAACAGTGCCTTCATATTCTTTACATAAGTTTTCAACAAACTTCTTTGGTAAAAATGGATTATCGAATATTGTGTAAGTTTGGCAATATATATCTGCATCACTATCAAGGAATTGTTTAAGCCAATGTGTAGGGCTTTCAGGGTTTAATGCACCATCAAGCACAGAATATTCTTTATCAAGACGTGATTTAAGAAGTTCAAAGACTTCTTGATTATATTCGGCTAACTCATCACAATAACAATATTTAATACTAGCACCACGGATTTTAGAAACTTGACTGACTTTTTCAGCACCAAGACAATATACTTCTTCTCCAAATAATTTTGCTATGTTGTGTGAATTAATACTGCCGACCAATTTGTCACCATATAATTCACGAAGCGGTTGTAATATATTACGTTCGATAGTTGAATTAGTAACGCCAAGAATAACATTTAAACCGTCTTTTCTACTACGTTCTCTTATTCGATAAGGTATTGTAAATAAAATATCAAGATAAGTTTTACCTGAACGTGTCGCACCAGTTTTAATATTAAAGCGATGAGGTTCTTCTTTTATAACGGCTTCTTTGATATATTCCTTTTGCTTATCACTTAATATCATTTTTAACTGCCTCTAATAATTCATCGAGTTTACTTAATTCTTGTTTATTTGTATCAATTTCTTGTCTATCTTTATAACCACATTTATTCTTCATATAAAATATTTTTAAAGTGTCATTTGTGTATTTATTATTAAGTGCCTCATCTTCTAATATATCATTAACTTTTTTAAAAGTGTCGGGGTATATTTCCTTTTGTGCATAGAAAGTATCTCTATTTATATCAGCATAAACAGAAAAACCTGCAACATTAGGCATTCTTTTGTTCACATCACAAAAATTAACATATTCAACAAATTTATTTTCAAAGTCTTTGTCAGTTTTAAATGATCTTTGCAAGTTCATTACCTACTTTCTTGATTAAATTATAACATAAAAATAAGAATATACAAAATTAGTGTTTAAATTTAAGAAGTTCAAGATAATAATTAACATCATTGAAATTAAGATATTCCCAGATGGCATTTTTAACTTGTTCACTTTTAATGTGAATGTTGGCATAAACATACCATTTGTAGAAACGTTTTTGTTGTAAGCCTAAAGACTGGTATATTTCTTTAATTGTTTTAGATTTGTTAAGAAAGTCCTCAAAAGTAATAAAAGACATTTCAATATCAATAAATTCACACCAACGAAAATCAAAGTCAGTCATAATTGATTCTCCTTTCAAATAAAATATAAAAAAAGAGCGTAACAGATTAATGTTATGCTCTAGTAATTAAATAAGTTGTGAAATAAAATGATACACTCATAATTACGCCCTCTTTATAATACAATTATAGCATTAAGAAATATAAAAAGTCAATAAAAAGAACGGAGGTAGAAATGAATACCGTTCTTTCAAATAAAAAGGGGTGTGGCTTACTACCACACATTAAGTATAACATATGATTAGGAATGTGGCAAATTATTTACTTTGCAATAATTCAATTATTTTAGCCCCCATATCTTTTTTAGATACAAATATAAACTTGCAATCGTGGTGTTCTTTAAAAGTTTTAAGTACTTTTAATAATACCTCACCTTTGACTTTAGTATGTGGTGATTTCCATTTTTTAATATCTTCTTCAGTTTTAATATTACTTTGTACTAAAAATATAAAATTTTTACAACCCAATTCTTTAGCTCTTTCTATTTCTCTAACTACACGTTGATGTTCTAATATATTACAAAGATTATGTGATAATTCAAGTAATCCATCTTTTTTATCAATTATAGTTGAATAATCTTTGTAAATCATATAATCTCCTGCATCTAATTTTGAAACAATATAATCTTGTCCTACTTTATTAAAATATTCTAATATTTTTTTATGTCCTTTTTCTCGAGTGTCAACTATTATTAAATTATTCATCTTCTTCCTCTATATATTCACCATTTTCATCAAAATGTTTATGCTCAAATTCTTCCCAAGATTTGCTAAATTCTTTACCTAAAAATGCTTCTTTTAAACCACTTATTTGTTTTAATCTTAATACCTCATCACTATCCATACCTAAGTTAGTTGCAATTTCTTCATCAGTTTTTCCAAGTCTAACTAAATCTAAAACTAACTTACTCATATCAATTATTTGATGTGTTCCTTTTGCTCTATTAAATCTAATTGTTGCATTCATATATTCATCAATACTTTCATTTAAAACAACTACTGGTACATATTCCATGCCAAATTCTTTAGCAACTAAATGTCTATGAAATCCATCAACTATCATATAACTATCTTCGTTTTCTTTCATAACAACTAACGGAAAACAAAATCCACTTTTTCTAATTGATATTTTTAATAATTCCATTTCAGGTTTTGCAACCTTGTTTGGATTCCAAGGGTTAGGTTTTAATTTATCAAGTTTTACTAATATAGGCATTTTTATATCTATATTATCTCCTGTTGTTATTTCTATACTTTTATTTTCAATTTCATTATTTTTCATTTTTTTCATTCTCCATTTCTTCTCTTACTTTATTATATAATCTTTTTAAAGGTTTACTATCTGTTGAATTTTCATCATATAAATTATTACAACCATAAATCATTTCTTTTAAATATTGTACATCACTTTTAGTTTCTCCAAAACTTAATCTAGTTAAGAAAAAATCATTTCTTTCTAATGCTCTTGCAACTCTACGCCAACTAGGAACTATTTTTAAACTTTCCATTTTTTTATCAGCTTCATCTTCTATCATATCAAGAGTACAACCACATTTTTCTTCCCAATATTGAAAAAACTTTCTAATTTTAATTGCATAATGTTTTTCTAATTTTTTATTATATATACCTATACTTTCTAATAAATATAATGCCCATTCTTGCCAAGTTAAATGTGCTGGTTTTTCACTTTTAATATTTCCTAATGCAGAAGTTCTACAATAAATATTACCAAAATTAACACCTGCAACTCTTTTTAATAACCTATCCCAATTTTCTGCTTCAATTGCTCTATATTGATCTAATCCATTTTTTTGGTCATCTCCAAAAGGTTGACATAATCTTTGTTGATGTATTCCTAAACCATTTTTATACATTAATTCATATACATAGTTATATTCTAAATTATATTTAAAAGTTGCTATCCAGTCATCTTCTGTTCTCCAATCATATATTGGATAAATACTATATGTATTTTCTAATGGTTTATCTCTTGTAGTCCATGGTTTATCTTTAAATCTATCTTTTTTCATAGATACTATTGTTCTAAAACGATTTAAACTTTCATCACACCTTATTCCTACAAAATGCGCACATAATGAATGATTATATTTTTCAGAATACCATTTTTCAAATTCTGGTACAAATTCTTCAAATTCCATTGCATATCTAAAAAATGGAAAAATATTATTATCTTCATTAATTGCAAATTCAGGCATTTCTCTTACCCATTTTTCTTTTTTAGACTTTTCCCAGCAAATCCATCTTGGCTCAAATACACTTACTGCATTTCTTAAAGATAAAGGCAAACATACCCAATAAAAATCCCTAATATGTTCTAATTTATTTTTTAATGTTTTGATATGTTCAATAGTCATTAAATATTGTGCTTCCATGTCTATAAATAAAACATCATATTTTTTATTTTTCTTTTTAGCTATCATTTCAACAAGTTGAATCATAACTGTACTATCTTTACCGCCACTATAAGAAACACATAAATTATCAAAATTATCAAATGCAAATTCTATTCTTTCCATACTTGCATCAAATACATTTTTATCATTGTAAATTTTCATATTCTTTTCTCCAATCTTCAATAACTTCTTTTGCAATATTATTTGCTTTATCTTGTTGCTCTTTTGTCATCATTAACCAAGCTCTACAAGTTTCTTGTGCAGTTGCTCCAATTAATAAATTACAAGTTGCTTGACCTAACCAACTAACAGGATTAAACATTTTGTTTGTAAAATTAACTTTTGTTGATATTTCATAAGTTCTGGAAGTATCAATCATATTTTCTTTTAAATTATCACTTGTTAATATTTCATAACATTGTTTTATTATTTCTTCATTATGTCCATTTTCATACATTCCATTTTTAAAATCTTCCCATTCTCTATAATTTTGCCATACAGGATTTATATTTCTATTTTTTTTCATTGTTGCCTCCTAATCCACTAAAGTGCTTCTGCTAGTAATCATTAACTTGTTGCTGTGTTTTAATTTCATAACTCTTTTTCTAAATAAATAATAACTATCAAATTCTTCTTTCCAAATATTATTATTTGTTGTATCTAAAATTTTAATATAAAACATCACTTAATCACCTCTTATTATCTTCATTATATAATTATATAATATAAAAATCAATACCTAATTATCAATTTTTTCACTTTTTTTATAAATTTCTTCTAGTTGTAAATTAAAATCTTCAACATCTATATTTTTAATTAATAATTCAGTTGCTAACGAATAAATCTTTTCTCTGATCCATTTATCTTTTTTAAGTTCAGTTCTTAATTCTTCAAGTTCCTGAATATATAAATCAATATGTCTTGGTATAGGTTCTAAATCAATTAACCACTCAATATAGTACATTAACTTATATTCAGTTTTACAAACATTAAATAATAATTCTAAATCAAAGCAACCAAATTTCTTATAAACAGCCTTTAAGAATAATATTAACTTTTTATGTTTAATAAAATACTTTTCTTTACCATCTATTTTATTAATTAAATCAGGTTCTTGTAATATACAAGATATAATAGACATTTCTAAATCATTATATTTATTCATATTATTTTTCCTCTATAAATATATTTGAACTTAACATTTCTATTTCAATAATTTCAATTCCTTCAAATTCTTTATTAAATATATTTATAGCATTGTTAATATTACTTGCTATTATATATATATCTTGTCTTAAACTATTAGTAATTAAATATAATTTCATAAAATATACCTCCTATTTTTTATTAAACTTACTTATTTATTTTTATAAACTTACTTTTTATATTAAATTCTTACTTATAAACTTACTTAAATTTGTTATAAAATAAGGTAAACTTACTATTCTTACCATTTTTAGTATATACACTTCATACGAGAATTTTTATATTTTTTTATTTATTTCTATATATATGTGTATATACTATTTTTAGGTAAGTTTGTAAGTTTTGGCTTAAAATAAGGACAAACACCCAATTTTAAGGTAAGTATAAAAATAAGAATCTTACCTAATTAAGTAAGTTTTAACTTAATATAGTTTGATTTCTTCTTTAAAACAGTGGTCTGATGAACAAATTTTCCTTGTGAATTTTTTTCTAAAAAGTCCATTTCAGCCCAGTCTTTTTTAACTGTATTAAATTCAAATCCACCTTTTGCTAATTCTCTATATAATACTTGAGCGTCAATAGTACAGCTCCACTCATCTTTAATACCCCACCATTCACCAAAATTATTTTCATCAAATTTTTTATAATTTGTATTAATAACACTGATTATATATTCTTTTGCTTTCATAGATGTTCTTATATCATTTTTATCATTCACATATTCAACTATATCTTCAACTTGAAGAATATAATCATCATCAAATATACATTCATTTGCTAATTCATTGGCTAATAGTATAGAAGCCAGTGATGAGGCTTGTTTATCAGTTGCATTAGTATTTGATAGTATTTTATCTAAAATGTCCTTAAAACGGCTAAAAATAGTGTCAAAACCAATACTTTGAATATACTTAATATATTCTCTACCTGCAAAGCCATAATTTTCTTTAATAATTTTTGCTATATCTTGACCATTTGTAATTATTTTTTCACCAATTTCCAAATCTATAACACGATTATAAACTTGTTCCCCTGCATTTTCTTTTACTAATTTATCATTGCTAGTAAATAAGAAATTGTTAAACCATACTTTTACTTCTCTCGCTTGACTATTTTTATTTAATCGACCTTTTTCAGTTCCATTACATAGATCCATTACTAAACTTTCTAAATCTAAATACTTTGACCTTTTAACAATTTGTAACTCATCAAAATAACAAGTAAAGTTTCTCATAAAACTTGCAACCACTGAATAATAGTTTTGTGTATTATTACTTGATAATCTTAAAGCACCAATATCAGGATTACCCCAAATTGACATTGCAACCATACAACTTAATGTTTTACCATTTCCAGATAAAGAACTCCATAAATTAACCATATAAGGTTGTAAATTTAACTTTTCAAGTAATGGACTTGCTAGAGTAGTAGCCATTAATAACTTGATTACTTTATGTTTTCTTAATTCTTTAATAGTTTCTTTCCATTTATCATAATTACCTTTACTACCAATTGACTTATAAATATTTCTAAATTCATCAGCACCATCAAATATTCCATGTGAATCATAAGGTACAAAATCATTTTCTTTCCAACCAATATGTGAAATGCTATCAAGTTTCTTAATATTATTTATATTTAATATTTCATTAAAATAATTAATATAATATCTAACATTTTCACTTGTAACATCTAATCCATCATCACTTAACAATAATAATTTATTATTAATAGATAACTGACTTTTATCTACAATTAATTCTTTCCACTCATTTTCTTTATAAAAAATAATCTTAACTTTTTCTTTACCTGTATCTTCATTAATATATCTTTCAACTGGTATTACTGGTATATAACTAAATTTTGTATTATATTTATCTGTTATTCCATTTATGCTACATGTATAATTTCCCCAATCATAATTATCAATTTCATATTTGCATTTTGGTAATTTTTCATTTTCATCAATTGCAATTTTAGGCTTTAAAAGTTTTTCATATTTTTTCAAACTTTCTTTAAACCTTTTTTCTACACCAAATTTTTTGGCTTCAAAAAACAATTTATCTTCAAGTTCAATTCTTTCAAGTTCATTTTTATTAAAAAGGTCAATAAAAGTTTTTTTGTCAAATAATTGTTCTTGTGTCATTTTTTATTCTCCCTTTTTTAAAAATTTTTTCAGTTCATTTTCTTCAATAAAAGTCAATGATCCAACTTTAATAACAGGTAAGCCTTGCTTAATCCATTTATAGACTGTTGGTCTGCTAACTTTAAATTGTTCCATAACATCTGATATTCTCAACATTCTTTACCCTCCTTTATCTTAATATCATTTTATATTATTTAATATCATTTGTCAATGGAGAAAAATAAAAAAAGAACTTTTTTTTACAAGTTCTTTATAAAATAAATGTTGATGGGTCATCATCAGTTTCAACTAAACTATCAAATGGTGAAGTTGCATTATCACCTTTTTTGTAAGTTTCATAATCAACAAATGTTCCATCAAGTAATTTAACTTTAGGTATCTTTACATTATCAACTTTATCTAAACTTCTAAATTGAGTTAATTTAGTTGCTGTTTTTAATTTGCCTTCATTATCTTCATATTCTTCAAGTCCAAACACTAAACCTACTTTTTTACCATTTAATTGATCAGTATCTTTACTCCAGTCATAAGTAAAATTTGGATTAGAATTTTCAACTGCTGTGATAAATGCTTTTAACATTTTTATACAATTCTCATCTTCTTTTAATGAAACATATTTAGTAGCACCAGTTGACCATTTTTTATTACTGTTTGTATTGTTATCAAATTGTTCTTGATAATAGTTTGGTTGTTTATCATCTTTATCAGTATCAACTTCAACTTTTAAAGAAGTGTTATGACTTACTGGTGAAGTATATTCTTCAACCTTTTTAATTATTCCTTTATGTCCTCCTAATTCTAATGCTACAAAATCCTCATTTACTACTATTTCATCATATTTATCAGCTTTTTTTAATATCATATTATTTTTCCTCCTTATTTTCTACTTTATCTAATTCATAATATTCTCTAACAACTTTATCAAATTCTTTTAAGTCATTTTCCATAGTATCATTTTCAAACATTCCAAATGGTGTTTTAACACAGTCTTGACCATTTGTTTTTAATCTAAATATATAATTACCATTATCAAACATAGCACGAATACAAATTGTAAACATTCCTTGAATATTAACTTTATCATCAAGTAATTTACCAATTGTTTTAGGTTTAACATTTCCATTTTCGTCAGTATCTTCATGCATTATTAAATATACTGTCTTACCACCTTCAATATTCTTAATTCCATTTATAAGATTAAAGAAGTTATTCCCCATTTCATTATATTTATCAAATCCTTTAACACTTGATTTATTCATAAATTCATTAGTTATAAGATAATTTGCATCATCTATAACTATTGTTTTCTTATCAGTGTGTGCAATTGCATTTAATATTTTTGCATAATCATCACATTTACCTGCTTTAATATCAGATTTAAATGGCAATGGCTTTCCAAGAACATTAACAACTGCAACTTCTTCCCCTTTAAAATTTCTTAAACTTGTGGATTTACCTGAACCACTTTGACCAATTAATAATACTGGTACACTATTCATATTCTTTTCCCTCCTATTTTCTAATATTTTAATAACTTCATTTTTTAAATAAGGTATTTCAATAATTTCATAATTATCAATATTTTCACTAAACCATACAATAAACATTTCTTCAATTTTTAAGTTGGTGTATTTTTCAACTAGGTATTTGTAAATAGATAATTGAATATAGTAGTGATTCAATGTAAAATCCTTTAAATGTGATAAAGGAACTTTCATTTGTTTTGCATATCGTTCATTTTTATGTATATCACTATTTGTTTTGTAATCTACTAATACCAGTCCACCTGTTAGTTTATTTATAAAAAGGTGATCGATAGCACTTGCTATATTATATTCTTCACTACCTATTACATATTCATCATATAAGTGTTCTAATCTATCAGCATAATCTATATAAAAATTACTTGCTTGTTTTTGAATTTTAGCAACTGCTTCACAAAATTCAATTTGTTCATCATCAGTATTTCCAAAACTTGCTTCATAATATTCCTTACCACTCCATATTGATTGTGCGTGTTCATGGCAAGTGCTTCCTTTAGTACAAGCAAACTTGTTTTTATATTCCCATTCTTCTAATACTTCTTGAACTGATATACCTTGTTTCTCTGCCACTCTTTCAGCAACTGCTTGAGCATCAAAGTCTTGTGTATATTGTTCAATTAAACCAGTTGCACCAATTGAAATAGGTTTACCCTTATATGTATATGTATGATTTTCTTCATAAAACTTAAAATCACCAAATGCCTTATTTAATTCTTTTAAATAATCATCTTTAATCATTAACTTTTCCTTTCTATTAAAATCATACGAATATAACTATTTAATGAAAGTCCTTTTGAATTTGCTTCTTTTTGCAATTCTTCTTTTAATTTTTCATCAAGTGCAATATGTATAATCTTTTTATTCATTTCTCTACCTCCTTTATATTAATAATTGTACTATATTTTTTATATAATGTCAATACCATTTTTATATATTTATACACAAAAAAAAGACACTATAAAGTGTCAGGGTAGGTTCACCCCTAAAAAGGTGGTGAGTGTAAAATGTGATGTGGAACTTACTAGTTCCTTGAAATAGACAAAGCATAATGAAAAAGATTTTATCATTGATATAGTGAAGGTATGCTTCATCCACTTCAAGCAACCAATAAAGGTTGCCAATAAAAATGCAATAAAGTTGTTCTAGTCTATTTGTTTCCAAATAAACTAATTTTATATTACTTCTTTCTATTTTTTTTGTCAAGTTTCAATTTCTTTTTGTTTGGTTTTGCTATAAATCCATAATCAAATGGTTCATCTCTATCAGGTAGTTGTTTTATTATTATATATTGATTATACTCATAAGGATCCAGGTTTTCTATTATATTATAGGCTTCTTCTTTTGTGTTAGTTATGTATTTTTCCCAACTATATTCATAGCTGTAAATGTATATTCTATATTTTTCTTTTTTCATATAATTTTAATACCTTTATATTCTTTTGATATGTTTCTTTACTATCTATTATTTTAATCATATTTAACATAAGTTCTGTTTTATCTAATTGATTTATATTGCTTTTATCAAGTCCATTTATGATAATATCTTTAAGTTCTTCTAGGCTTTCTTTTTGCACTATTCTAATCCACCTGTGTCTATATGTGTTGCATTACCCATTTGTGATGTTCCACCATAAGTATATCTGGCTTTACCACTTGCCACTATTGTTTTACAATATGCTAATACTTGACTACCACTTACACCTGAAACAACTATATCAATAGCATTTCCTGTTGTATGATATGATCCTGCAACTCCTCCAACTTCTCTATTATGTTTAACACATCTTGTTCCTGATGTTATAATTGCAGGTCTACCAAAGTGTTCTCTTATTTGGTCTGCTATTTGTTTTATTCCACTTTTTTGTAAGTTAAGTCCACAACCACATTGACAAGTAAATTCACTATCTTTAAAATACTTACATTTGTAAGGGCTTGGTGCTGGAGTAGGTGTTCCACCATTTAATTTAGCATAAGTTTGCATACCTGCTATACCATCTACTGGAAGTCCATTTTTACTTTGAAAACTTTTTAATGCTTGTACTGTACCATCTCCAGCAAGTCCATCTATTGATAATTTATAACCTTTATTACATAAAAGTCTTTGTAAGTTCTTTATTACTTGTACTAATTTAGTATCAGTTGCTGGTCCATATATTCCATCTGCATTAAGTCCATTATCTCTTTGAAAGTTAAGATAAGCTCTTTTTAATCCATTACCCTCAATACCATCAATTCTTCCCATATAATAAGCACAATGTATTCTTAAATTTCTTTCTCTCCAACTAATATTTAACATATTATTCATCTCCTTTATAATAATTCTTGTTAGATATTCCTGTTATTGCTCCTAGAAATGTAGCAACAGCACCTATTGTTAATGTAATGATTTCAGTATCAAAATGATATATAGTACCAAGTGTACTAATTAATAATACTAATGCTGGTACAAATGTAATTAAAGTCCATTTCAACACATTATAAATTTCATCTTTTAATTTCATTCTATCAACTCCTTTAGTATAATTATACCATTAAATTAAAAAGAGGCAAAATTATGCCTCTTAATTAACTAGCCAAACATTTTCAACTTCTCTATCTCTACAATCAAATGTATCATATATTGTTGGTATTCCATTTTTATCTGGTTTACTACAAGTTATATGTCCATTCATTGTTATTAAAAGAGTATTATTAGGAAACATTGCAGAAACTTTTCCTACACTTCCATATATTCCATTTAATCTTTCATAAGTTCTATCTAAATAATTTCTTACAAAATCTCTTTTGTCTAATAATGTGCCTTCATATTGTGCTATATCACTTAAATAATCATAGACATAATCCCACGATTTATTTGTTGCACAACTTATTGCCCTAATAACACAATCGTCCTCATACTTATTTAATGCATTGGCATTGTAATATTTATACATATTATCTCATACTATTTTGAAGTGCTTCCATTAATTGTTGATTTTGTTGTGGTGTTTCTGCTTCTTGTTTTAATACCATAATAAAATCTTCTAATGCTTTTACCATGTAATGAAATGATTTGTCAGTTTCTTGGTCATTAGCACCATATCTTTCACGACTTTCCATATATCTCCCATATTCTCCAGCCATTCTATCTAACGAATCATCACCACGATATTTCATATCATAGCCACGTCTACCATATTCATTACGTCCATATTCTCCATATCTTCCGTAGTTTCCATAATTATCGTATTCATGTCTACGTCCATAATTTCCATAATTCATACTTTCATCCTCCTTTGCTATATGATTTATTTTAGTTAGTTTATACAAATGATCTAGATTATTAGTAGTTATACCTTCATCTAGTATCTTATTTATGTTTTCTTCAGTTTTCTTTTCTAACTTCTCGTGCATTGTTATTCCTCCTTTCTTAAAAGGGTTAATATTTCGTTATTTTGTTTAATTATTCTTTCTAAATAATTACTATCTTGCTTTTGTAATTCTTGCATTAAATCTCTATTGTTATAATCTTGTAATAGTAAAATAATACTATATAATTGCAATATTAATGAAGTTGTATCTAAATTATTTCTCATTATTTATTAAGTCTACTTATACTAAATGTAGCATTAGTAATAATTGCTTGTGTAGTTGATATTGGTGTTGTAGGTGTTGTTGCCGTAGGCACACTAGGAACTGATTGAACAGAAATATTTGTAGTTCCACGAGGGCAGACTCTTAACTTTTTATCAAATGAAACTGTTTCATAATCATCTGCTGTTGCTATTGTTACTGCTCTTAAAGTGTCCGGTATCATTACACCATCTTGAAATAAAGCAATGGCTACTACCCCAGCATCTGCTGTACTTACTGAAGCACTAAATTCTACATCGTAATAACCTGTATAACCATTTCCAAATATTTTAAAATTAGGATTACCATTTGAATAATCTAACCAACCACAGCAAGAAGCACATCTAGTTCTTATATCAGTTTCATCAAAAGTTATTGGACTTGCATTACTTGGTAAAGCAAGAGGTTCATTAATAATTGTTTCTATCATTTTTATTTTTCTCCTTTCATAATTAAAATAAAAGAGAATAGAACTATGCCTATTCTCTATCACTTTCCTGATGTCAGGAAGGTGTTTTAGCAAGTTCTCGTAATCGAGTGTGTAGTAATCTACTCTATGCTATTAAATAAATTGACTTGTTGTATTAAATCCACATCCACATCCGTTGTAGTTAGCAGGGCAGCTGAAAATTCTTTGATTTCCGTAGACCGGTATTGTGTTTATAGGGCATGTGGCTAGGCGATTATACAATGCGTCAACTTCATTGTTTAATCCTTGTGCAATAAACGCATTTTGAGCTGTTTGACTTGCTGCTAAATTTGCCATATTTAATTGAGTTTGAAGTTCTGATATACGGTCATTTTTTGCTTCTACTTGTGCTTTAACACCATCTAATTCTAATTGACATAACTTATCAAGAATAGCTTGAGTACCTTGAGTTTGACTTGTTATAATATCTCTTGTATTATTAGCGTCTGCAAATCTTGTAGCAGCAGCCTCACTAACAATAGCATTTTGAGTTTGACAATTTGCTAAACGATTTTCGAAGCAACAATTTAAAAATGAAGTGTTAAGGTCATTTGAACTAGTTAATATGCTAGTATTTAATCCATTAAATCCATTACATAATTGAGTTGAAATGTTGTTAATAGCATCTCTAGTACCTTCAATTTGATTACTTAAATGTAAATTATCAAATCCATTATCAGTGTTGTTGTTTATTCCATTTTGACCTGCTAATAGCCAAGGAAATTCATACATTCCATTGCCACCACCAAATCCACCAAATAAACCACCATTACCTAGCATACCTAGGGCAACTAAACCTATAATCCATTCACCCATAGAACCACCCCAACCATTGTTATTTCCATTATTTCCAGAAACATCAAAAGTTGGAATTACACCTGTAGTGTTACCATTCATAGTTTATCTCTCCTTTCTGTTAATCTATATCAAACATTTAAAATGTTGATACCTAATTTAATTGACTTTGTATTTGATTTAAAATATCATTAGGGCAACCCATATATTGAGCTACACTATAAAAATTTTTCATTTGTTCAGGTGTATAATTACCTGTAACTTGTTTTAATAAATCCATTGGATTACTTTGATTTTGACTTGCTTGTTCTATTACTTGAAACATTTGAGGATTTTGAACTTTTAACTGGTTCAATAAGTTGTTCACTTTCATATTCATCCCTGCTTTCATTATTCGATTTAGCATAGTATTGTTCATTATTATTCATCTCCTTTATTTGATCACTTAAAATATTTATTTGAGATTGTAATTTATCAATCAATAAATCCTTTTCATCCTTTGGTATAATTTCATTTAATTCAAATATTCTTATTTCACCTTTAGCATTTTTAATCCATAATGTAGAATAATCTTTATTAAAAAAAGGTGTTTCACTAATAGCAAATTCTTTTTGTACATCTTCTATATCATTTACAAATTTAATTCCATTACTATTAGGTGCTAATTGAAAAGTTTGATTTATAGCAGGTTGACTTATATTATGATTTTTCATTTGCTGTAATTTTGCTATTTCATTATCTATTTTGTCATTTAAGTTTTGTTGCATTACATTTGGATTATAATTTGGCATATAAGAATTATTGTACATTTTTATCATCTCCTATATTAATATTAATAATAGATGGTTCTTGTCTTTGAGGTGCAAATAATAAAATTAAAAACATCATTATCCACATACTATCAGTATTACCAAATAAAAATGGTTCATTTTGTTCATTTGATTTTAATAATTCTTCTAATTTTTCTTTTGTTTCTTTATCCATTTTATTCACTTCCTTTTAAACAAATAAAAGAAGGCAATATAATAAATGTGTTTTACTACGATTTATCATATATTACGCCTCCTTTATATTTTAATAATATCATTTATTTATTAAATAGAATTGCCACCATATAGCCATAAAAAAGCCACAAAAAAAAGAGTTATAAAACTCTTAATATTTTTCTTTTTAATTCATTTATTCTTCTTGATAATGTTCTTTCACTTATATTAAGTGTCATTGCAATTTGAACATTTGAATAATTTTTAATCTTCATTTCAAATATTTTAATTAGTTCATCATTTAGCATTGCTTTCTTACATATTAAATTAAATTCATCTTCAGTAAATTCAAACATTATTTCTTACTCATAAACTTGCCACAAGTTGGACAGTGTTTTGGTTTAGTTTTAGATTTACGATAAGTTGTTTTAGTTCTTGTTTGTTTTATTTTCCCCATACATATCTCCATTTGTTATATTACTATTTTCTATTGTTTCTACATCTTGAATTTCTTGACTTGTAGTTTCAATAGTTCCTATATCATTTAATAAATAAATCATATAAACTAATAACCCAATAAAAGCAATAAATGTAACTAACCAAATTATAAATAATCTTTTGTTCTGAATCTTTAATATGTGCAACATTTCAGTAGCTTTCATATTATCACCACCTATTTTAAAATATCAGTTTTAACTATAACCCAACTTTCCATCTTTTTGGATAAAACATGTATATAATCATCTCCACCAAGTTTTTCATATATTGATAATAGATTTAACCAGTTTTTATAAATATAATCAGGTATTTCACCAATTTCTTTATAAACAAAGAATATGTTAGTTAATTGAGTTTGCAATAAAGTTAATAATGCAACATTTTGTATTTCTTCATTTTTATTTTTTATTTCCAACTTGTTTTTATAATCTTTAATTGTATTTACACAATAAGTTAGAATACCACCTACAATAAAACTTATTGCTGTACTAATTATTGTTTGTGTCATAATTCCCTCTTTCTTTTTATTTTCAACTCTCACTATTTGAATTATAACACATAGCCTTTAAATTGTAAAATTACTTGTTATCTTTAAGTAATTTATTATATTTTTTTACTAGATCATTGTATCTATCTTTTGTTACTCTATTATTTAACATTTCTCTTGCTATTGCAAGACCTTTTTGAAGTTTATCACATTGTTTTTCTAAATCATAAATATATTTTGCCACTGAATCAATGTTATTCATATCTATAAAATCTTTGATTTCACTAATTTCACCCATAAATATATTATCTTTCATTTAATATCTTCTCCACTTCATATTTTATAGTTTTATAGTCTATATCATCTAAATCATCAAAATATTGTTCTATGTGCCTTAAAATGGTTTCTAATTTATTAATATAATCTACTAATGCTTTTTTATTAAATTCTGCATTATCTACTAAAAATTCTAATTCTTCACTAATAGTTGTACTTTCCTTTGGCATACTTGTTTTATACATCTATTTCCTCCAATAATTCTTCTAATTTCCATATATCATCTTCAAATAAACATACTTCTATATCTTCATCTTCGTTATTTCCATAACCACCCATTTTTTTATATTTATTTTCTTCTATATATTCTTTTATCTTATCTATTACTTGTTTATATTTGTCTATTTCTTGTTCTTGTAATTTAATCAATTTATCTTTTAATTCTAAATTTTCAAATATTTTTATGTCTTCATTTGCCATTTTATGCACCATATATTGGAAGTTTTCTTTTGGTTCTTCTTTTGTTTTTTCTTGATATTCTTCAAACGGTATTTGTACTATCTTTTTATAATTTTCTAGCATTAAACTAAATTCTTTATCTTCTACTTCTTTTAATGCTTCATCATATTTCTTTTGATTATATGTGTTTATTAATTCTTCTTCACTCATATTATTTACTCCTTTACTTTATATTCCATACTTTTAAATTGTTCTTTTATGACTATTGATTTAATTTGGTCATTGTTATAACCAACATAATCGTCACCATATTTATTTTCGGTATCTTCCATTTGCTCAACCCATACCCATTTTTCTTTGTCTTTTCCAATTATACTTATATCTACAACTTTACTTCCATTAACATAATCTCCAACTTCTATTAAATCTATTATATTTGGACTATGTTTGATTAGTTCTTTATCTGTAAATAATAATCCATAGTCATTGTCATCTAAATACATACAATGGCAATTTTCATATTCTGGTCTATATTCATATTCTTTTATTTTATGTATTCCATCTGGTAATCTTACATAATCTCCTACTCTCATTATTACTCACCTACCTAATCTTTTGGCATTTCATAAACACAACTTTGTATTTGTTCTATATGTGAATTGTCATTAACTATACAAGCACCAATTTCTTTTATTGCTTTTAATGTATCATTATCACATTCACAATTTTTAAATACTAGCACAGGGTCTATTAATTTTTGTATTTCATCTAATACTTCTAATGCTCTTTCTCTTGTTTTATATTTACCAAAATCAGTTGTAATATTTTCACTAATAAACCAAAAGTCTTCACCTTCAACAATTCCTATTGTATTTACTTTTTTTAAAAATGTTTTATCTTGACTTCTTATCCATAATTCCATTATTACTCACCTTTGTTTTCTAAATTATCTTCAAAAACTAATTTTATGTCTAATTTTTTTGTAAAAAAATCATTAATTGATATTTCAAATGCTTCACATAATTTTATAATGGTTGTTACAGTCGGCAAATTTTTCCTTGACATATTACTTCTAAATGAACTTGCTTCTAAATAATTATTTTTTATTTTTTTGGCAATTTGATATTCTTTTAATGCTTTTAAATTATTTAATATAATTTCTTCTGTATTCATACTTATTCTCCTTTGCTTTTGAGATAATCTAAAACTTTGTTTAATGTATCTTTTATTATTTTTATATCTTCTTTATTTGTTAATGCTATATTTGATAATTCCATATTATTTAGTTTTGGTACATCAAATACTTCTGCATTTAAAACTCTTTCAGGTATTTTCTTTTCTTCTTCTAGGATTTCGACTTCATCATTTAAAAAACTTTTGAATTGTAATTCATTTCTATCTCCTGTTGCTTCATATAACATATAACAAGGTTCATTTTCATATTCTTTATTATCAAATTTTATCTTTTGTGGTATTTCTTCGCCATTTGCTATTTTATTTAATAAATTTATTATCTTCATACTTATTCTCCTTACCATTTATCATTATATTTTAATATCACTATACCAGTAGCAAATGTAAATGTAATTATCATTATTAATACATAATATTCACTTGGTACTCTTAAAGTTAATTTCATTACTATATTTATTGCTATATCTATTATTAGCATTGTATATAATAACACTATTTGAAATTTCTTCATACTAATCCACCTTTGAATTGTGTATCTTATTTAACATTTCTTTACTAAATTCACAGTAGTTTCTTTCTTTTTCTAAATCTTCTACTTTATTTTCTACTTCTATTCTTTTACTATCTATGTATTTTATTCTTTCCTCTAATTCATTTAATCTATCTGTTACTATGATAAAACTTATTGCTGTAAATATTGTTAATAATACTATATATGTATTTTTAATTGTTTCCCTTTTCATAATTAATCCTCCATTTGAAATTTATGTTCTAACCACTCATCGTGGGGGTCAGGTCTATGTTCTTCTTTTAAATCTTCTATTTCTTCCTGTAATGCTTTTACTTGACTTTCTAAATCATCTATTACATCAACTATTTCTTCCCAAGTGTATATATCTTTTTCTTTAAAACTTTCAAAATTATAACCCTTCATATTAATTTCCATTTTTACCTCCATTTACTTTTCTACTTGCTTTAAGTAGTTCATCACAGAATTTAAATTTCTTATATACTTTATTCTGCAACTCTTTTGTTTCATTTGAATATTTATTTTTCTTATCTAATGCTAGACTCTGTAATTGTTCACTTTCTTTTGCTAATCTTCTTCTTTCCTTTACTAACTCTATCATTTTTTTAGTCCTTCTAATTCTCTTTTTAATCTGTTAATTTCTATTTGTCTTTTTCTTAATTCTTTATGTTGTTCCACACATAAGTCTTTATATTTCTTTTTTTCTTTTCTTAATTAAGTATTATTTCCTTTGA